TGTAAGTATTGTAGTAACTCCTAATGGATATAAGGCAGGAGAATTGTATGCAGTTTTACCTGTACCTACTGAGGGTTCTGAAGAAGTTACTAATGGAGATTTTGCTACAGACAGTGATTGGACAAAAGGCACAGGGTGGACTATAGGCAGTGGGCTTCTTAGTTGTGATGGCACTCAAACAGGTGTATCGCAAGTATATCAGTTTGGAGTTATAACATTAGGTACAAGATACCAAATAACATTTACAGTTTCTAATTATTCAAGTGGTACAATAAGAGCAGGTGCAGATGGTTCTTGGGGTTCATATTATTCGGCTAACGGCACTTATACTTACGATATTACGTCAGCAGGTACTTTATTCATAATTCAAGCAAATAGCACTTTTGTAGGAAGTATAGACAACGTATCAGTAAAAGAATACACATCAGCAGATATGGATGTTACTAGAGCAACTGCTGCTACAAGAGTAGATGAAGATGGTTTAGTAAATTATGCTGAGATTATAGGAGATAGTATTTTAACAGGTAATAATTCTAATTTTGATACAGGGATAGGGAGTTGGGTAGGTTATAATGGGGGAACTGTTTCTCATAGTACAGATAAATTAGAAGTAACTCTTACCTCAGGAGAAAGTGGTGCGAACGTTAATACAAATAATTTAATTTCAGGAGGACAATCAGGAAAGACATTTAAGGTTAGAGCAAGAGTATGGCAAGGAACAACAACAGCCACAGCGCTTAAAATTTATATAGGGGGATTTCAAGAAAATATAAATATATCTTCAACTCCAACATATTTTGAGGTTGAATTAACTCCTTCAAGTACAGCAGGCTTATTTATCTATAGAGCAGGAGGTATAGGAGGTATAGGTACATATTTCATAGATGATGTTACAGTAAAAGAAGTTACAAGAGATAATGTACCTCGTATAGACTACACAGGAGGAGGTTGTCCACATATATTAGCAGAGCCACAGAGGACTAATCTTATTCCTTATAGTGAGGATTTTACAGATAGTAGTTGGACTAAATCAAGTGTTACCATTACACCAAATTCAATAATTTCCCCTGATGGGAGTTTAAATGCATCTTTAATGACTATTAGTGGGGGTGTTTCTGACCAAAGAATACACAGTAATATTTCTTATAGTGGTACTAATACAATTTCAATATTTGCTAAAGCATCAGATTCAAATTGGTTGGCGATAAGGATAGGGAGTTCTGTGAATAAATGGTATGACTTGGAAAATGGTGTTTTAGGTGGTAGTACAATAACTACTGCTTATGTTGATGCAGATATACAAGACTTTGGTAATGGTTGGTATAGGTGTATTTTAGTTTTTACCGACAATGCTACTACAAACACAAGAATATATCCTGCCGAAGATAATCTTGATGTAACACATACAAGTGGTTCTGTTTACATTTGGGGGTGTCAGGCAGAAGCAACATCATCTTATCCAACATCATACATTCCAACATCAGGAAGTACAGTTACAAGAAACCAAGACATCTTCACAAGAGATGGTATAGGTAGTTTGATTAATAGTACAGAGGGGGTATTGTTTGTTGAGATGGCTGCACTAGATACTACTATTGATAATGGTTATTTATCTTTAAATAATGGAGGTAATTATCAAATAAGGATAGGTTATCTAAGTGGGAATATATATGTTCAAATTAGAATTAACGGTGCTGTTCCATACTCTTATTCTTTTGTAGGAACTATATCTGATTTTAATAAAATAGCAGTTAAATGGACTGCTTCTGAACAGAAAGTTTATGTTAATGGTTCTCCTGTTGATACAGGGGCAGCATCAACTATTTTTCCGACAGATACATTAAATAATATGGAGTTTGCAGTTAATGGAGTAACTCCTTTATTCGGCAAAGTAAAACAACTACAAGTATATACCGAAGCACTCTCAGATACTCAACTAGCAGCTTTAACTTCATAATATGAATATAAATAAATTACAATACGAAACAAAAGCACAAGGAGATGCTGACTTACTTGCTAAAGGTACTTACGAAGTAATAACTGAAGAAGGAGTTACTCAAGATGTTTACAGAAATGGAACACAAGCAATCGTGTATCTTGGTAAGATAGTAGAAGTACCTGCAACTTATGATGATGAAGGACACGAGCTTACTCCTCCTATTTATTATGATGGAGTATTTTACGACCTAATGACTACAGAAGAATTTGACTTTGGAATACACGAGTTATTTCCTGTAAATTGTGTACATTCGTTCTTAGGTTATGCAAAGAACGCTGAAGGTACAGATGTAGACCCTGATGAATTAATAATAGAATAAAATGGATAAGATAATTTCAGTAGATTTAAGCACTTCAACAGCTCCTCTAGTACAAGAGGTTAGAGGAAAGGATTACATTGAGTACGGCGACGCTAATGGTGAATGGAAGAACCTTTACCCACAGTTCTTAATTGACCTTTACTATTCAAGCTCAATAACGGCTGCAATCGTGAATGCTACTGCTGAAATGATTTCAGGAGAAGACGTAGTCATAACTGATGAAGATGATAGAGATGAAGAAGCAAGAGTAAAACTTCAGAACTTTATGAATAACGCTAATTCAAATGAAACACTACACGAGGTAATTAAAAAGGTAGCATTTGACTTTAAGCTACAAGGAGCATTTGCTCTTAATATTGTATGGTCAAAAGACAGAACACAAATAGCTGAGATTTATCACATACCTGTAGAGAAGATTCGTTGTGAACGTCCTGACGAGTTTGGCAAGACTAGAGCTTACTACGTTTCAGGAGATTGGGCAAATACAAGAACTAACAAGCCTTACAGAGTTCCTGCATTTAATGTAAACGACAGAACTTCTCCTAATCAAATACTTTACACAGGTCTTTACAGTCCTAATATGAACTCTTACTATACGGCTGACTACATTTCTTGTAATAATTGGAGTCTTATTGATTCTAAAGTTTCTGAGTTTCATTTGAATAACATATCTAACGGATTTACAGGAAGCTTTATGATTTCCTTTGCTAACGGGATACCAACAGCAGAAGAACGTAGACAGATAGAACAAAGTCTTACAGATAAATTTACATCAGAAAAGAACGCAGGAAAATTCGTTTTGACTTTCTCAGACGATAAGACAAGAGTTCCTGAAATAACTTCAATAAGTCCTTCGGATTTAGATAAGCAATATTTAGCACTTCAAGAACTATTGACTAGCAACATCCTCTCAGGTCATAGGGTAACTTCTAAGACACTTATGGGCTTGGATAGTGCTAATGGGTTCTCAAGCAATGCAGACGAGCTATTGAACGCTAGTAATTTTTACTTAAATACTGTAGTAATGCCATTTCAAGGGCAAATACTAAAAACTTTACACAAGATATTCCAAGTTAATCAAATGGATATGCCTGTTCAGTTTGTACAACTTAAACCAATTACAATTCAATTTGATTCTGAAACGATTAGAGAAGTTATGACAACTGATGAAATTAGAGCAGATTTAGGATTGCCTGATTTAACAGAGAAACAAGAAGAAGAAGACTTTACTACTCAACTATCAACTGAACAGACTGAAAAGACTGAGTTAGATAAATTCATTGAGGAGTTTGGAGAGGATATGTCAGAGGATTGGGAACTAATAGAAGAAGAAGTAGTAGACGGAGAACACCAAGACTTTAACTATGAAGAAGTATTAAACGAACTAGCAGGAGAAAAGATTGAACTAGCATCAACAGGTAGAGCAATTCCTAGTCGTAAGTCTGAACAAGACGGACTATCTAAAAAGTCTTATGATTACTTTAGAGTTAGATATGTTTATTCTGAAGATAATTTCTTAGAAAGTAAGTCAGGGGAGAAAAGAGAATTTTGTCGTAAGATGATGGCAGCAAAGAAACTTTATCGTAAAGAAGATATTATCAGTATGGGAGATAAGATTGTAAATGCAGGTTGGGGAGCAAGAGGAGCTAATACTTACTCTATTTGGTTAGCAGACCAACAAGATTGTTGTAAGTCATTGAAAAACAATAGATTAGACTTATACAAAGGAGGAGGTAACTGTCATCACTTTTGGAGCAGAAGAATCTTTAAAACTGTAATAGGAGAATCTAAGACTACTAAGATAGAAGACGCAGATATGATTGGCTACACTAAAGCTAAGTCAGAAGGTTTTACTGCTAAGAAGAACGACAAGTTAGTAGCAACACCACCAAAGAAAATGAAAAATAACGGATTTTTAAAACCTAGATAACTATGAGCTACGTTCTATTTATATCAGAGGCTAAATTAAAGGACTCTACGGCAATTAATCTTAATGTGGATGTAGACCTACTACTTCCTTATGTTCGTCAAGCACAGAAGCTCTATGTGGAAACTAAGCTAGGTACAGACTTGAATCAAAAGCTTAAAGACTTAATTGTTGCAGGAACAGTTAATTTACCTGCTAATGCAGCTTACAAGACTTTGTTAGATGACTACGTTGGAGATATGCTTCCGAATTGGGCATTTTACCACGCTATACCATTCTTAAGATTTAAGATAGAAAATGGGAACATATATTCTAAAAACTCTGAAACAGGAACAGCGTTAAGCACAGAGGAATCTCAGCACCTAAGAGAAGAAGTTAGAAATACGGCTGAATACTACACAGAAAGAATGATTGACTACATCTGTAATAACTCAACTCTTTTCCCTGAGTACTCAACGAATACAGGTGCAGATGTTAATCCTGATAATAATGCTTACTATAACGGAATGAATCTTGAAAGACCAAGAGAACAAGGAACTAAATTTACAATAAGAAACGTATTAGGGAACTTAAACTAATGAAGAAACACTACAAGACAAAACCAATTAACATTACTAAACTCAAATCGTATTTAAAAGATGCCGATAAAAAAAACAATCCAAGAAATATCAGAAGTAGCAGTCCTCAACACAACGGTATTAAGCGTAACGACATTCACTAATATAGAGTTAGCGTTAAAGATAATCCTTTTGGTTGTTTCAATAGCTTATACGATAGATAAGTGGTGGATTCATAAAAAAAAATGATAAATCTATTATTAATTAGAAATAAATTTAGCAAGAAGTCTACGGTTGGAGAACTCTTTTTAAATGGAGAAAGGATTTGTGATACCTTAGAGAATCCTTGGGTAGATAATCAAAGGAATATAAGTTGTATTCCTGAAGGTATTTATCCTGTAAGGCTTAGACTTCCGAGAGAATCAGCTTCAAGAGATTACTTACATCTATTAGTACAAGAAGTTCCTAATAGAGATTGGATATTATTTCACAGAGGGAATACAGCTAAAGATACAAGCGGTTGTATTCTAGTAGGAATAGGGACTGAACAGGACGTTGTTCATAACTCTGTCTTAGCTATGGACTTATTAATCAAAGAAATACTTAATTTAGGCGGCGAAAATATTAACTTAATAATCAAAAACAAATAATTATGAAACAGTTTTTTCAAAAGTATCTTATCGGACAGATGTTAAAGTCTAAGAAGTTTTGGTACGCAATCAGTTCAGTAGTCATTCCTGCAATAGTAACTTACTTAGGAGTAGACGCTGATACAGCAAAAGAGTTATATCACGCAATCTTAGTTCTTATTGTTGGACAAGGAATAGCAGACGTTGCTAAGAAATAATAGATACAGATTAAAGCCTAACGAGATAGCAGTCATTCAGGAAATGAGGAAGTCAGAGGTTAGAAACATTCTAGTCATTGGCGACCTTCACGAACCTTTCTGTTTAGACGGCTACCTTGAGTGGTGTAAAGAACAATACAAAGTTCATAATTGTAACCAAGTAATTTTCATAGGAGATTGTATTGATTCTCACGGTTTTAGCTATCACGAGCCTGACCCAAATGGGATGTCTTCAGGACTAGAACTTGAAACTGCTATAAAGAAGATAGCTAAGTGGTATGAAGCCTTCCCTTACGCAGATGTTATGATAGGTAACCACGATAGAATGGCTAGTCGTAAGGCTATGTCAGGTGGTATTCCTTCACAATGGATAAGGTCTTATAATGAAGTCTTAGGAACTCCTAATTGGAATTGGGTAGAGTCTGTTATATATGATGATGTACTATATGAACACGGAGAAGGAGGTCAAGCAGCAGCTAAAGCTAAGAACAACTTGATGTCTTCTGTTTGTGGTCATACTCATACTTTAGCTTATACTCAATGGTTCGTAGGAAAACGATTTAAAGTATTTGGAATGCAAGTTGGTTGCGGTGTAGACTCTACGACTTACGCAGCAGCATACGCTAAGAACTTTAAGAAGCAAGCAATCGGTTGTGCAGTAATATTGAACAACGGAACTCTACCAATCAATCTTTTAATGCCTTTATAGGTATGCCGTATAGCCGTTTTAGGCACTTTCTTTTCTTTTTAATACTAATATACTAGACAAGCTATAAAGTTTGTCCTAGATGTAAACACCTTAATTGTTAATAACTTTGTAAATAAACTTGTTAATAATTGTGTGAGTAACTTAAAAGGTGTAGTTTTGTCAAATATTAATCAATACAATTAAGAAAATGGAAAATCAAGAAAAAGTAATGAATCAGCTTTATAAGATTGGATTCA